TTGGCGATGGCGGCGCGGGCGGCGTCTGCCGCGTTCTTCAAAGCGTAGTGCGGCGGCTTTTCACTAATAAAAGACCACGCATCGACCGACTGCTCCAGCGCCGCCAGCATGTCCGGCGCGGCGGCGATTAGGCGGGCGTTGGCGGTTTGTTGATCGTTGTATTCAATGTCAATAGGATGATTTCCTTCACTGTAAAGAATGTCACATATAAAATGATGCCCTTGGCGGCCTGATATATCTGCACCAGCGGGATTGTTTCGGGCGCTTATAACCCAAGGCCCTGGCGTGTGTTGTGAGTTTGTCATAGTGTTTGCTCCTCTCTCTCTGTGTGTGTGTTTAATATCCTAAAAAGCGTAGAACGGCTTGCGCGCTTATCCTCGACGAATCGGCCACAGATTTCTTCAACCATTGGTCGAACGCAGCACGGTCCGTCATGCCGTGTTTGACGCATTCTTGCCAAGCTCTGGCTTCGTCTATCGTTACCCCTTCGGCGCTCTCGTAGTATGTAGTCATGGTGTTACCTCCTAATACCTACCATTATACACAAGCGGGACAAGGACGCAAGCAAATTGTTTCTTTTTATATCAATGACTTAGCAGATTATAGGCTAGGCACATATTCCTATACTTGAGATAACTGCCGGCGACGCGGCAACCGGCAAGCCCTGGCGCAAACGATCGACCGGTCCGGGCAAGCCATGCCGTGCCATGCCGTGCTATAAATTATAGCATCAGGCCATATACATAACCATATGGTTAGTTATGTATAATAGCAGGACCTTGGGCGAAATGAGGGCGGAATTTACATATATTTTGCTGTCACACGAAAAATGGTGTGACACCAAAATGTGGAATATCAATGGTTTAGGGGTACTGTCACACGTGTCACACGATTTTTCTTAGGAGGAAAAAAAAAGTAGAGTTATACACAATATATTATACATAACATTTAGACTTATACTGTATATATTAAACAAATACTACATGTTGTATATAACAGTATAATAGTATAACAATATCAATGGCTTGAGATTGCACAAAAGTGTCACACGAGTGTCACACGATGCGCAACACTTTGATAACCCATTGATTTTAAAGAGACTTTTTTATTCGCCATTGATCTTGAAAACAGGCATTTCCTAACCCCTTGATAACATTGGTTAATCAGCGCATGATTATACATAAGGCCGCTTATTTTACACAATATATATTATCACACAATTGTTTCTAATGATTTCAATGGGTTAGCGGAATTGGGCTTTCCAGCTCTACCGCTTGGGCGATTATCTAAATTCATCCTGCCCCATGCTAGCCCAGACCTTGACGCCCCAGCTCATCCCGGCCACTGTAAAGCATGCTAAAAGTACTACTAATAGTAGCTACGCTTGCATGCGCATACTACTAATAGGGCCGCGCCCCACATTAATAGAGTCTTTAGTCAATATATTCTTTACCTGTTAGGCTTAGAGCGATAAGGGGGGGGTAGGGTAAGTTTTTTCTCTTACCTGTCCACCAACCCCTTTTTCCTCCCCCTCTTGTCCCGGAAGTCTAACTTTGCGCTCCTGCACCTCGCGGTTATTGTCCCGTATATCATGTAATACGGCTACTTGGGAAGTGGCTCCCAGCCTTGCTTTCCGGCCCGCGCTTTAAGGATGGCCCGTGAGTGGGTTTTGCGGGCATGGGTGGTGGGTGGGTAGCGGGTGAGATTGAGGCGCACCAGCGATCGTTTATGGCCAACTGTGAGGGCATCACCGCCGCGTGCCTGTCCCGCAACTAGTCCTCCGGCTGCCGCGAAGCGAGCTATGCAGCCAGTGCATAGCCCCGTCCGCTGCCGCTGTGGGGGGCCTGCTGCCCGGTAGTTATGTCGGTAGTGTTGACAATACCACCCGCCTGTCCCATAATTGGGGTGTGATACACGAGCGCCCACATAGCCCGCATGGCGAGACCGCAGTGTGACCGGACGCAGGGCGAGAAGGAGAGAGATGACTGTCGTAACAGGGCGCGGGACTGGCGTTAGCAAGATGGGGCGCAAGCCTCTATATACGGCCAAGCAACGCGACAGGGTGCTGGCACTGCGCACCGCAGGCATGACCGTCCGCGCCATCGCGGCAGAGACCGGCGTCAACAAGACCTCCGTCCACCGCATCTGCAAGCAATATGGTGCCGCATGACCGATGATGCCAGGCACCACAACGCCGCTGTCCCGGAAAGCCTCTATTACGGCGACAAACGACTCGACTCCCTGCTGGAGCGCCTCGAGACAGCCCTCTACGACATCGCAGTCGATGCCAACATCCCCACCATGAGCGTCGTCGGCGTCCTCGAGCTTATCAAGCACAGGCTCCTCGCCGATCACGACAGCGGAGCTTGAGCCCACAGGATACCGCACATGGCCAAGGAGAGGTGGAAAAAAGAGTTCCTGATCGGGCTGAGGCAAGGCAGGCCCGTGGACCAGTGCGCCCGCATGCTCGCCGGCCTTACGCTCCAGCAGGTCCACGACGCCAGGCAAGAAGACCCGGAGTTTGCCGCCGAGTGGGATGCCGTTGTCCCGCTTGAGAGTTTCGGACCCAAGCGCGAACTCACAGCCCAGGCCCTCGAAGCCCTCCTGTGGGCGCAATGCTCCGACGAGGAAACAGCCGCCTATTTCGGCATGGAAGTCGGCGAGTTCAAAGCCATCGTCGCGATCGACGACGGCCTCACCAGAGCCTACAAACTCGGACCCGCCGGCGGACGCGCCGCCCTCAAACGATCCCAGATGGAACGCGCCATGTCCGGCGATACCACCGCCCAGACCTGGCTCGGCAAGCAATACCTCGGACAAGCCGACAAGGTCGATAGCACCATCACACATAAACGTGAGCTATCCCCGCGCGAGATGGCCGAAGGCATGCTCCTCATCATGAAGCAAGGAGAGATCGACACCGCCGCAGCTATCGACATCACCGCCGAGAGCATAGAGGTCGGACAGGATGACTGACCACTCCACAAGGAGCCGCCGCCCGTGACCGACATCGACGCCATGCAAAAGCGCATAGAAGACATGGACCCGGCCGCACGCGCCGCCCTGGAAGCACAACTCATCAAAGCCCTCCACGGACGCATCGGCATGCCGCAACCCGGCCCGCAACTCGACGCCTACTTCTCCAAAGCCGACGTCATGCTGTTCGGAGGTTGTGTGTCCGGCGACACAGAGTTCCTCACGGAATACGGATGGAAAAGCATAGAGGACTACGAGCATGGTGATAAGGTCGCACAATGGGACAAGGATACCGGAGCCATAAGCCTGTCCTACCCGTCCGGGTACATAAAAGACACCTGCCGGTCGCTCCTGCATTTTAGCAATAGCCGCGTGTCCATGGTGTTAAGCCATCAACACCGCATGCCGCTTTACGACTGGAAGGGCACCTTCACAGTAAAAGAAGCCCAAGCCGTCGCCCGAAACCCGTCAAAACACACCATCCCAACAAGCTATACCACCACGCAGCCGGGGATAAACCTGACAGATAACGAACTGCGGCTGGCCGTCGCCGTACACGCTGACGGAAACCTCTACATCAGAGACGACAGAACGGCGCATTGCCGCATTAGTGTCAGAAAGGAAAGGAAAAAAGAACGCCTCCTCTGGTTGTTCGCCCAACTCGGCATTAAGCCGCACATCTACCAAAACCCCAAAAGACCAACAGAGGTCAGATACGGATTCGACTCGCCGGTTTCGACAAAAAGGTTTAGCGGGTTTTGGTGGCGCGCGTCCCAATGGCAACTTCAAATAATCCTTGAAGAAATTTCTTACTGGGACGGGGACTACGCAGGCTCGAAAGGCGGCGATATTTGCTACAACTCAACAAATTGGGTGGACGCTGATTTTATACAATATGCCGCGCATTCCTGCGGCCGTTACGCGACCATATCAACAAGGCCGCCGTGCAAGGCGAACCATGCGGCGCAACATAGAGTCCACATCTCTAAAGAAGGGTCCGTCAAATCAAAGGTGGTCCTGAGAAAAGACGCCATAAAAATAGAACAGACGGACCACAAGTGGATGTATTGCTTTGAAACCCAAACCTCTTTCTGGCTCGCCCGCCATGACAAAAAAATATTCATTACAGGAAACTCCCCAGGCGGCGGGAAGTCTGTCTTATGTATATTGCTGGCTCTCAACGAACACCACAAATCTCTCATCGTCCGCTCCGCCTTCACAGACCTGCGCGCCGTCGTGGATACGGCTAAGAAAATAGTCGGCACAGACAAAGGCTTCATCGGCGGCTCAAGGCCGGAATACCGCAAGAAAGACGGCGGTGTCATCCACTTCATGGGACTGCCAGAAGACGGCGGCGTTGGCGGGATGCAAGGGGAAGACCACGACCTTATTTGTGTGGACGAAGCCGCCACAGTAACAGAGAACCAGGCCCGCCTCATCATGGGATGGCTGAGGACAGACAGGCCGGGACAGCGCACCCGCGTCGTCATGGCCTCCAACCCGCCCCTCGACAGCACCGGCGATTGGCTAATAAACTACTTTGCTCCCTGGCTTGATGAGAACCACCACAACAAAGCCGAGCCCGGCGAACTGCGGTGGTTCCTGCCCACCAACGAAGGCCCGGACGTCGAGGCACAGGAAGGCGACTCCACATATATAGACGGCATCGTCGATAGCTACGGCGAGCCTGTTAAAATCTACGCGGAAAGCAGGACGTTTATCCCGTCCAAATTTACGGACAATAAATACTATCGGCCGGAAGATTATGCTAAACGCCTCGCTGGCCTGCCCGACGAGGCCCGCAAAATCCTCGCCACTGGCAACTTTATGGCGGAGCGCACAGACGATATGTGGCAACTCATCCCCACGCCATGGGTCCGCGCCGCCGTCGAGCGCTGGCGCAACAGGCCCTCCGGCGTGGCCATGTCCGCCCTCGGCGCCGACGTCGCCCAAGGCGGAAACGACCAGGCCGTCATCGCCAAACGCTATGATTGGTGGTACGACAAACTGCGTGTCATACCGGGGAAGCAAGTCCCGGAAGGGGCAGACCTTGCCGGGTTCATCGTTGCAGAACGCCGCGACCAGTGCGACGTCACTATCGACATGGGCGGCGGATACGGCGGCGCCGTCAAACTCGCCCTCCTCAATAACGGTATCGAGGTCCACGAGTATAAAGGCGGACGGGCATCAGCCGCGCGCTCCGAACTCGACAAGCTGGAGTTCTGGGACCTCAAAGCCGAGGTTCTCTGGCGTCTGCGCGAAGCCTTCGACCCCAACCAGCCCGGCGGCGCCCGGATCGCCATCCCCAACGACCCGGACCTCATCGCCGAACTCACGGCCATACGCTACCTCCCGCCGCCAAACCATAGGGGGAAAATCAAGATCGAGCCCCGCGAGGTTACAATCAAACGCTTCGGCCGCTCCCTCGACCGGCTCTACGCCGTCGCCCTGTGCAACTGGAAAGGGCCTAAAAACATCACGCCGGCGCACCCTGCCCACACAGCGCCGCGCGGAAGGGCAAACCCACCCAAGGTCAAGGTTGGATACCAGAACAGGAAAAGAAGAAGAGGCTAGACAACCCCCACACTCTGATGATGGGCAGGTCATTATAATA